GTATCAGACTAGCAAATCATCGCTGGAGAACATCCGCGCCCGACTGAAAGAGCAATTCACTGTTGCCGAGCTGAAACTCACGGTTGATTACCTCCACGCGAAGTGGGCTGCTGATTTGGATATGGCCGAGTATCTACGTCCTACAACACTTTTCCAGCCAACTAAATTCCCTGGATATCTTGAAGGTGCCAGCCGCTGGCATGCACACGGACGCCCAGTCCGCAAAGATGGCAAATGGGTTAAGGCGAGCGGGGAATTACTGACTGGCGATACCACTCTGCGCGATAAAGCCTACATGCGGTTCATTGGTTCAGGCTTACCTGTTCGTAACCCAACCCCACTTGAAACCATGGTCAGCAACGAGGCTAGCAAACTTGGTTTGCGCGGTATGGGGAATGGTTTTGGCGTGAGTAAGTGGAACGCCCTATGGAAAGAATGCAGCCAGCGCGTGAGCGGGGAGAAAGCAGCATGACCTATCAACTCAATATGGGGCGCTGTGAAGATGTACTGCTTTCTATGGCTGATAACTCGGTTGATTCAATCGTAACAGACCCGCCTTACGGCCTGAGCTTTATGGGTAACAAATGGGATTATCAGGTCCCTACAGTGGATCAATGGGCTGAGTGCCTACGGGTATTAAAGCCGGGCGGCCATTTGCTGGCATTTGGTGGTTCGAGAACCTATCACCGCCTGGTGGTGAATATTGAAGATGCTGGTTTCGAAATACGTGATCAGCTTATGTGGATTTACGGCAGCGGTTTCCCTAAGTCGAAAAATCTCACTGGTGAAAATGCTGGGCTTGGTACCGCGTTGAAACCGGCTCATGAGCCAATAGTTATGGCCCGTAAACCGTTAGTTGGGACAGTGGAAGGGAATGTTAATCAGTTTGGTACCGGTGCATTACGAATTGATTTATGCCGGGTTCCGACAGATGAGCCTCTTTCTGGTGGCTCTGGTGCGCTGTTATCTCATGTTCGTGATGGTAAAGAGCCCGACGGCACCGAGTGGCAACCAGAACAGTTAGGCCGCTGGCCAGCAAATATTATGCATGATGGAAGCGAAGAAGTGATCGCTGCTTTTCCTGATAGCAGAGGACAGCAAGGCGATCTGAAAACTACGGGAAACACCCGGCCTTCTCGAGTCTGCTACGGTGATATGAACGCACCCCGCGAACATGCAGCCCGCATTGAAACTAGCAAATCAGCCGCCCGATTCTTTTATTGCGCCAAGGTTAATAAAGCTGAGCGTGACGAAGGCATGGATCGCTTCACTAGCTTCTCCGCTACCGATATGACCGGCGGGCGCAAAGAGGGGAGCGCTGGGTTGAATGATCCGCGAGCTGGCGCGGGACGGTCTGGTGGTGCTAAAAACCCCCATCCAACAGTTAAGCCGGTCGAGTTAATGCGTTATTTGTGCCGCCTGATAACCCCAACGGCAGGGACAGTGCTAGATCCCTTCATGGGTTCAGGTTCTACGGGTAAGGCTGCATTACTTGAGGGGTACGGTTTTATTGGTATTGAGTTAGATCCAGATCATTTGGTCACGGCCGCAGCCCGGATTGCTCACTCTGTAAAGGCAGGTGATGCATGATTTATGACACAAAGTTGCCATCAGGCATGTCACTGAGTAAATGCCCGTTCTGTGGTGGTCATGCTGAATTGTATGTTGATGGTGAGGGGATTTTTGCCGGTTGTAATACTGATGGTTGCCTAATCCACCCAATAACTCTCACATATGCGACAAAGCGCGATGCTGTCCGTGCGTGGAATTTTCGAGGGCTAGCCAATAACTCTGATCCCATTGTGGCGGTGTTCGGCAAATTAGTTGGGGTAGAACGATGAAATTAACTCTCCCATTCCCACCGTCAGTTAATGGCTACTGGCGCGCCCCAAACAAAGGACCGCTGGCTGGTCGTCACCTAATCAGCGTCGATGGTCGCAAATACCGCAGTGAAGCATTGGCTTGTGTGCTCGAGCAATTACGACGGGTACCGAAAGCCATTACTGGTCATGTAGCCGTAACTATTAATTTTTACCCACCAGATCGGCGCATAAGGGACATGGACAACTACCTGAAAGCACCTCTTGATGCCTTGACGCACGCCGGAGTGTGGGCAGACGACAGCCAGATAAAGCGGATGTTATTGGAGTGGATGCCTATGACTAAGGGCGGGAAGGTAGAAATACAGATCAGCGAGGTACATGTATGAATACTTACGTAGGTGTTACCGCATCGGTTGTGACTATGAGCAGCCGTGAGGTTGGTGATTTGACTGGTAAGCGCCATTCTGACGTAAAGCGGGACATTGAAGTGATGGTGGCCCAGTTATCTGAAGATGTGAGCAAATTTGCGCATACCTATCTCGACAGTATGAATCGCACCCAAATCGAATACTTATTAGACCGTGAACATGTTGAGTGCTTACTCGCCGGTTATAGTGCTGTAATCCGCATGAAGGTCATTCGTCGTCTCCGGGAATTAGAAGATAAGAACCAAATCCCTCAAACGCTACCCGAAGCTTTGCGTCTTGCTGCTGATCTGGCGGAAGAAAAGCTACAGCTTGAAAATCAGCTTTCCATCGCGGCACCAAAAGTAGAATTTGTCGATCGCTACGTTCAGGCAACTGGTTCGATGGTATTCCGTAACGTATGCAAGCTGCTGAAAGCCAAAGAAACCGACTTCCGGCTATTCCTTATTGAGAATCGCATCATGTACCGTCTGGCTGGCGGGCTAACACCGTATCAGCAGCATATTGACTTGGAACGCTTTGAAGTTAAGACCGGCACCAACACCATTAATAATCATGCATTCACCCAGGCTAGATTCACACCTAAAGGCGTTAAGTGGATTGGCGGGTTGTGGACTGAGTACCTTGCTAAAAAAGGTCATGCGGCATGAGGGCGCTATTGACTCCATTTATTCAGCGTGAGCTTGGCCTCGTCTTTTTAAAGCCGGGGCCAGATCTGATGCCTTACATGTCGGGCCGGCTGCTGGTGGCCAGTGAGCCGGAAGAGTTTAAATCGCTTCCCGCCGGCAGGTTGCCTTTTGTCGATCAGCAACTGGCTAACGATCCACGCCTGCTGCCATTCTTTGAACATGAAAGGGTTATCCGCGCTGCTGGTGGCCCTCAAGTGCTTGAGGCATGGGTTGAACGGCTGAAAGAGTGCCAATGGCATGCTTCGGATGATACCCACGTCAGTAATCTCACAACATTACGCTATGAACAAAGTTGGATCTGCTTATGCTGGCATCACGATAATAAGCTGAGAGAACAAACACTCCCCCGATTAAAGCAGTTGGCAACCAGTAACTTGATTACTTGGGTAATTGAGACTGTACGCGGCTATTTCCGCTTTACTGAGGGCCACCAGTTGACGCTGCCGGAGTTGTGTTGGTGGGCGGTGGTTAACGAGGTTTATGACCTGCTACCTGATTCTATCGCTCGTTCCTCTCTGCATATGCCACCAGCAATCATCGAAACTGGCGGAACAAAGGAAAGTGATATTACCTGGTCGCCAGCACCGCAAGAGCTTGTAGCCAAGAAAGTGGCTAAAGCTAACCCTCCAGCGGAAGTGGCAGTAAAGCCAGCATTAGCCTTAAAAGTTGATGCTGAGCCACCAGCAGGTTTTATGCTTAGGCCAAAACTGCGGCGCTGGGAGAACCGGAGATACCTGCAATGGGTTAAATCACAACCTTGCTGCGGTTGCGGCAATGGTGACTGTGACCCTCACCACATCATCGGGCATGGGCAGGGCGGTATGGCAACCAAGGCGCATGACCTGTTCACATTCCCTTTATGCCGTAAGTGTCACGATGATTTACATGACAACCAGCGGGCGTGGGAAGAGAAGCACGGTAGCCAGATAGTTCTATTATTCCGCTTTATGGATCGTTCAATCGGTATAGGGGCTTTAGCATGAGAGACATTTCTTTAGTTTTGGCCCGCTGGGGCGTTTGGGCGCGTGATAATTCCGGTACTGATTATTCATCTATAGCGGCGGGATTTAAGGGGCTATTGCCAGTTACATCGAGTCGTAAAGAATCCTGCTGTGATGATGATGGTCTGATCGTTGATGCAGCAGTAGGCCAGTTAAAAGCCCGGCGACTGACGCATGAATACTCGCTGATATGCCTACATTACATTCTTGGTGTTTCAAAGCGCCAGATAGCGAAGCGATACAAAGTCTCAGAGGGCCGAGTTCGCCAGCAGATGCAGGTTGCGGAGGGTTTTGTCGATGGTTGCTTAGCAATGACGGGGGCTGTTCTTGAGATGGACCCTTATACCCAAATCCAACATATTCATGAAAATGATAAAAAAGGATTAGTGCGCTACGCATAAAGTGTTCTAGTGTGATAAGAGTTGGTTGTGCAGTAGCGCTTATCCAGTCAAATAAACCTCGCTTCGGCGGGGTTTTGTCGTTTCTAAGGACTCACAATGTCGAAACTGGTTACTGATAGCTTGGTATTCCATCCAGCGGACGAGAAGCCAGCGCCTGACATGGACGGTAAAACTGTTTTACTGCTCAATCCCTGCGATGGTTACCATATTGGCTATGTGCGTGACTCCGATGGCTATGCCGGTATTTATACTTGGCTCATGAGTGAGCTGACTCCGCATGATTTCTATGTCGCATGGGCCTTGCTGCCTGACGACATCGATGTGAGTAATAAATTTGGAGATCAGCGAAAATCTCGCTTATACTAATTTCGAGATATGCTCAGGCTGACATCCAGGGTCATCTGTCCAAAAGAAACTGAGCATATTTCACTTGTACGCAGTGACAGCCGGGAAAGACCGGCAACTATTCAAGTTCTTGAGTTAATAGCTCGAGGGCTTTTTTACATGCGGGATTATCCCCTATGTAGAATTAGCCGAATGTGGTGAATACACGACATTTTACAAATGATTAAAAGGGCATAGAATGATTACTCCTCTAAATTGGAGGTTTTATGTTCAAGAAGATTTTAAACAGTAAACTAGCGGGTTATATCGTAGGAATATTGATTGCGATTGGCCTTGGCGAAAGCTTCATCACTACTCGCGAAGAAGCTGAGAAATTTGCTAAATAATTCTGTAATCAAGTCCAAGGCTCACTCTGTTGGGCCTTTTGCATTTTTAAGGTATGCGGTCAGCACATTGGTAGGTGTTGACGCCGGAACCGTAACCGGCTTCAAATTCGCCTGAGTATCACTGAATTTAAAGTGCCACGCAGCACTAGCTGTAGAGAATTAGTGATGCATGGCATTTAAACACTACTCGTCTTTCATTTTAATAATCAAAGTTACTGTCTCAGGCTCATCCTTATTAGAAACAAATTCAGAAATTACATTTTCTGCTTTGTATGAAAATTTGTTCTCAAGGTTATTCACGGATAAGAAAACTTTCCCACCATCTTCAAATTCAACCTCTCGGATAGTGACATCACCTTCAGTGCGGGATGTGTCTCTCACTTTCCCTAATTCGGATATTTCAAAGGCGGATATCGGTTGTTGGACGCTTGTTTTCCCATCAGGACCAATCTGTATTTTCACTGCGCACTCTCCAGATAAAAGGGTTATTTATTATGATCAACTTACTCTCAGTCTCGGGCCAGAAACTTGTATTTTCAGGCCCGCAGATCATCATAGAAGGTACCATGTCCCACGCAACAAAAGAAAATGCTCTCAACATAAAAAACACACCAACACCAGTAACCCGATATACCACCGAAAATAATGTTTACGGTAAAGAATGAGAGCTATTTGTAGGTAATCAATTTTGACCGAGTTATTCACGGCCTTTCATTTTTAGCCCATCAGTCACCCAATCAACTCCACACACATTACTGATAATGAGTGGCTGCACTGGTGGGCTAAATTCCTTAACCACACGCCCAACCCGCCGGCCGGGAGGGGGAGACTATGCGAATGGAACCAGTTACCTCTCAGAACCTGCCTTATTGGTGGTCATTAGCGCTTGGCGTTTTCTCATTACTATCCCTGCAGGAGTACATCTTTATCCTGGGCGCAATTATCTCTGCTTTCTTCACGATAAAAACGTATTACGCCAAACGGCGTGAAGAGAAAGCACGGTTAATTGAAGAGCAAAAGCGTACAGAAATACTGCGGGAGTTCCTCAATGACGCGACCACCCGCCCGATAGCGGATCGC